TGACGTACCGTCTTTTATAACGTCATAAAGTTTATAACCGTTTTTCCATGCGTGTATTTCGTCTAATGACGCAAAATGCGGATTCAAACCGTCAAGCGTGTTGTCGTCGGAACATAACGGCTTGAATGTTGAATCCGTTGTCTTAAATTTAATATTATTTGTAACGATATTCGTTATTTGCGACAGGGCGGGCGATTTGTTCGCCATTTTTTCGGCTTCTTCCCAAACGATTTTCGCTTGGTCGCGCTTTGTCGCTACTGCGTAACATTCCGCGCCTTGTTCGCCGTCTGCAATAAGCATATATAAACCGATTGCCGACGCAAGAATTGATTTTCCGTTTTTTCTGCCGATAACCAACAACGCTTCTTTGAATCGTCGTTGACCCGTCTTTTTATAAACAACCCCAAACAACGCGCATATAAACGCTTTTTGCCAAAGTTCAAGGACGATAGGTTGACCGCCCCATTTACCTTTTGAGTGTTTACAAAATCTTTGAATAAAGTCGATTGCGCGTTCGGCGCGGTCTTTATTGTAAACAAAGCGGTCGCCCCGTTTCAAACAATCAACAATATGTTTATAAATTTTTCTTACTTTTTGCGAAACAAGAATTTCGCCTGATTCAATCTTACTGTAATATTCAAAAATCGGATTGCTACATGCGGGAACGTGCAAGGTATTTTTTAAGTTCTTCCGTTTCGTCGTCATTTAATCCGTTCCTTGATAACATGTCAATAAGAAGTTTCATTGACGATTGATAACTTTTCATATATTTGTTATACGCTTGCGATTCGACGGACTCTTTGAATCCGAATTGATTTTGTCCGTTTTTGTATGATTCTTTGACCCCTTGTTTTTTTATAGTTTCAATCAATCCGTTAAGCGTAACCGACAAAAAAGCAACATTTTCGATTAAAGAATCGGAAATTTTCAACAAATTTTCGTCAATTTTTGACAAAATTTTAAGCAATTTTTTCTTTTCTGCTTTGATTTCTTTGTCATTTTTTTTGAATCGTTGTTCCGCTTCAAAATCAAAATCAGATTCCGAAAAATCGTAATCTTTTTCGATATTTTCGGATAATTCGTTATTTTGATTTTTTTTCTTCTTAATAGCCATATTTTTATAAAAATTTCCCTATACCACACCCCCCATGAACTTAAACGCGTATTTTTTGAAGCTGGGGGTGCGGTCTTTTGCGTTTTGCTTCAAAATTTCAAGACGGGGGGGTTAAATTTTTCAAATCGTTTTCCAAACCTCGCGCCCTGTCTGCGTTTCGGGCTTTTTGATTAAGTCGCCGTTATCGTCGAAGCAAACGTCGTTCCGAACGAATCCATATTTGCGATTGTGATGTTGACCATGACAAGTCTTACATAACAATTCTAAATTGTCGAAGTTAAGCGCGATATTCGGGTCATTGATATTGTCTTCCGACAACATTATTTTGTGATGTACTTCCGTTCCGTCTGCGCTTCCGCAACGTTCACAAATTCCCAACTTAAACGCTTTGTATGCGCTTTGACAATCTTTCCATGCTTTTGAATTATAAAAACTTTTTGCAAACTTACGCGCCATAATATCCCCATTGAAACAAGCAAAGGACTTTCGCCCCTTGCTTGCGGGTTTCAATAGTGCTTTTAAGAGAGGGTTTTATTATGAACAAAAAGACTTAATATTTTTTCCTATACAAATAATAAGCATACAAACAAAAATCGTCGATTGACATTCCGTTTAATACCGCTTTAATATCTTTAATCAAGTACGATTCGCCCGTTGTTATTGCCTTGTCGTAACATTTTGCGCATAACGGGACGGAATTATAATCGCGTTTCATGGGTCTTTGTAAATGATAAACCATACCCCCGCGCGCCCCGCACCGAATACAAGTTAATTTGCTTTGATGTAACAAATACGCGGAATCAAAGTTCGCATATTGAAACGTCTTTATTTTCTGCAATTTTTCTTCGTCTATGTTATGCGTCCAACAATAGCGCAATTCGGGCGGTAAACAAAACCCGTCGAATATATCGGATTCGTCAATAAAACAAATAACTTTTTCGATAAATTCCGACGCTTCTTGCTTTGTCATTTCCGACAAAGTTTTGTTGCTTTGAAACGTTGCGCCGTTCGGCAACGTTTGCAATTCATAAACCCCGCATTCTTGGTATAACCATTCTTTAAGAACGTACGGCGGGAAATTATAACCCGCATTATTAAAAAATAGACTTATTGCTTTAATAAGTCCGCCAAATATAAAACCTAATTGTTTAAGCGTCTTTTGTTGTTTCAATACTTCGTATGAAACATTGACGATTGAATCTTTTTCATATGCGTTTAAGCAAGTTTTAAGAACGTTTTTCAAATATTGTTCATTACTGCAAGTAAAGTTCATGACGCGACTTTTTCTTCTTTTAAGATTTCGCCTTGTCCGTACCAATCGCAACGCTTAACGCGAATCTTTACGACTTCGCCTTTATTGTTCTTTATTTCTTTGTTGTCGCCGTAACATAACCCGAACGGCGCGCCCTTACCTTGTTTAATTTTCAATTCTGATTCGGAATAAACAACGTCGGCTTTAAGAATTGCGTCGTCAATCAATTTGACTGCTTTTTCGCCGACTTCTTTTTGTATGAAAATTCTGTCGTCCGATTTTCTTGTTTCAACAAGACAACAAACATCTTTTTTGCAAACGGGGCATTTACCCAACAATAAACGACGGTTTTTGTCGGTTGCATTGTCATATAAAAACCATACGTCGTATGAATTAAAATTGATATTACAATGATTTATTTTCATAGCAAACCCCGTAAATTACCGCCCGTCAACTGATTTTCGCGCGTCCCCGCTTTTTGTTGCTACTTCTCATGTCCGAACAATTTACATTTTCATTAAAAACTATTTTCAAAATAAAAAACATCACCGAAACCATGATATTTTCAAAAAATCATGGTTTTGCGTACTCAAAATCATGATTTATCGTAATAATTTTCAAGCCACTTGTTTTTGTTAAAAATCACGTCAAATTTATTTATTCCCCATTTTTCAAAAAAGTATTTTTCGTCCATGCCTGAACTCAAATCGTAATTCATTTCGGCGGGCAAAAATATTAACTTTTGTAAATATTCAAATCGGGAATATTCGGTGGGATTCGTTTTTCTGATTGTCTTTTCGACGAAGTGGTGTCGTTGATAATTCAAGAATAAAATCGGGTTGCGTTCCGACATTATTTCTTCAGGTAAAATTGACCGCGTTAATTCGTCAAAGAAATAACGCGGATATTTTTTCAAATCGTCTTGCATTGAATGGGTTTTCATGTTGTTTCCTTTATTTTTTCAATTTTAAGCGTCGTCATATTTCGCCATGAAATTTCAAATTCTGAATCTTTTTTGTTTAATGCTTTTAATGCTTTTCGGGCTTCTTTTTCGTTTGTATAATCATATAAACAATAATGATTGTCGCTTCCCCGAACTTGATGTCTTAAATCAACTATTGTATATAAAAATGTTTTTTGTAAATTAAACGGCTTTGTTGCTATTATATACCGCTCGTCGCATGCCCTTATTGTGTATGATATTCGTTCCCCGACAAATTTTATTCGGTCACCGATTTTATATTTTAGATTTTGAAATTGTTTTGCGCGGTTTATATATGCGTCAACACACCTTTGTTCCAAGTCGTTTTCTTCGCAACAATGCGGACACCGCCAACAATAACGGATTAACAAATCTTTTGTTACTTGCATTCTTCCCCCTTTTTTATTAACAATCCTATTAAACTATGCAACAACATTGTAGGGTCGTCTTTTGCATATCCTTGACCCAACATAATACACAACAAACAAATTCCGCAAAATGATTCGGAATCTAATACAACATTTTTATTTCCCATTTTTGCCCCTTTTTTCTTCAAGCGTCTTGCGACGTGTTTGTTTTCTGTGTTCTTTGTCATAATTGTTATGGCATTTCTGACATAACGCGCGCAAGTTTGACGGGTCGCAATTTGTCGGGTCATGGTCAAGGTGTGCAATCGTCAATATAATTTTGAACAATTTTTCCCCGTC